CTAGATAGCGCGTTTGCGGTAACGGTTGAGCACAGCAAGTTCCACCAAAGTAAAACCATTGAACCCAGCCGCCTTATACATCTGATAAGGACCAACCTGCTCACGAACACTAATCTGCTCCGGGTTGGCGAGAATACGCGCCGCAACCATAGTGATGACTTCCTCAACACCAGGACGGTACTTGTCGCCACGTTGCTCACGTCCTCGGCAATACGCACCAACAAGCGCCTTAGCCGTTGTGAGCGCCTGAGCTGCCTGCGCATCAACATTCGGGCCTTGCGTACCCGTGAACTTAATCAAATCTTCTGGTGTCATCACAGCCCCCTTTCTACGATAATGGGGTGGTGGACAAGGCAAGCTCAATCCCACCCCGGCCAGTGCCGAACGGTGAACGATGTTCCACACCATCCCCATCGACGTAATAGGTTTGACCTCGCACCTCAACTTCAGCACCACTGGCTAAAGTTTCGGGCACTGGCCAACCGTTGGGGATTAGAATCTTTGCATGTGTTGACACGAATGTCACTAGGTCATCACTGCCAGGCTTGAGGTCGCTGCCTTCAGGGACAACAACGGCCTTGAACTCTATCGGGTCGCCGTAAATTGGCCTGCCCCGGTAGTCAAGGCCTTCATGCTCCCCCGGCATGGTTACTTTCTCCCCAACGATAGCCATGCTTAGGCCTCTTCAGTATCCAGCAGCAGCACGGAATCAGTGCGCAACAGTCCGAGGTCATAGCGGGTGGTTACACGGATGCCTACCTGGTCGTATTCTGCATAACGCTCGGTGAGGATGGTGACCTGTGGGTCGATGTCACGAACAATCGCAATATCGTTCATGTTTGCCAGGATGCCCTTACCGCGTGCCAGCTTGTTGGTGATGGTCACCGGGATTTCAAACAGTTTGTAGGGCGTGCCTTCAGCCGGGCCACCAGACATGATGTAGCGGCCGTCTGCGTCCTTAATCTTGCGTAGCTCAAAGAAGTCAGTTCCGTTCAAGATGAAGCGGTTTGGGGTGATTTCCTTCGCTGCCATTGCTGCCAGCGCATCCAGATAAGGATCGGTATCGGTGAATGAAATTGGTGCGGTTTCCAAACCCGGCTGATTGAGCAAACCAGTAATGCCATCGCTAGCACCGGTGCCAGACAACAGTTCGTTGTCCAACTTGGTTGCCACATCCTTGACCAGGCGCGCCTGCAACGTCTGCGACACACCCACCGTAGATTGGCGAATCAACTCATTAGAAGTACGGATGATTGCCTTAATCGATTTGCGCTCGGTAGGCATGAGCTTGATTTCACCAAAGGTGGCTTCACCATCATCTGGGATGAGCTCATTCTCACCTACGATGCCTGGGTTAAAACCATCTTCCAGGGTCTTGATGCGTAGCGGCTCGGATGAATTGAACATAGTTGGGCCTGCCTGCAAAACAACAGACGCGGCTTCGAGTGGTTCAACAAGGACGCCCTTGACTTGATCTTCAATGAGCTGTGGTGCGGTAGTGGTGTTATTAGCCATGAGAAAACTCCCTTTCGGAGTGCTTGAGAAATAAAATGACTGAAAAAATATTTCTGGGCACTCCTCCGGGGAGTTATCTAACCCGATTTACCGCCCATCGAGGCCGGTACACAGATTAGTGTAGCAAATAACGTCACAGTGACGCTATACGCGCCAGGGGCGAAGACCATCGTGGCATTGGGGACTTGACACCCTCCGCTACTTGGATCGGTTTCCTGTGAAGCGGAACATCCAGACCCGCTGCAAGAAGTTCGAGCTTCTTATCCAGCGCGTCGAACTTCTTATGCAAGTCATCTATTTTGAGATGCGCTTGATTGTCATAGGCCATTACATGAGTCCCTTCATAATGCTGAGCAAGTCAGTTGTCGGTGCTTTGGGCTTCTCACGAACACCAGCACCAACATCACCCGAAAGCTGTTGAGCCTTCAGACCGGGCTTGCTTGCTACCAGCTTAGTGATTGCGTCAGACAACGCATCAGCATCGTCCAAATGTTCGGGATTGAACTCCATGTCATCCGGGTCAGCTAGGCGACCATCCTGAGCTACCAGCGAACGGTGCAAGCGCTTCTCCAGCTCTCCAGCGCGCTTGGCTTTATCGCGGTAGTTTGCAGACTCCTTGCGCAGCTTCTCAACGTACTTGCGGTCAAAAGCCTGCTGCTGCTCTTCGTTTTCGCCGTTCTGCGAAACCGGCTGGGATGCGTTGCCAGTGCGAGGGTCTACCCGCTTATCAAAAGTGTCCAAGTTGGACACTTTTTCTAGCTCTTCGCGAACATGGTTGGACTCATCGAGAGCAGCAGCAGGCTTTTGACCATCCACCTGAGTATCTGGGTTCGTTTCTTCAACCTGAGTGTTATCAATATCCATGACTAGATTTCCTCTCCTGCACCCACCAGGCGGCGGGCATCATCTTCACTGATTACTTCTTCGTTGCGTAGCTTGGACGCGGCATCCGCTTCTTGAGCAATGGAACGAGTAGCTGTGTCCTCCCACTCCAAATCGACCGTTACGCGGTTAGGCGGCACGCCCTGAGCAATAGCGACCAGCAACCGGATCGCCCACTCCAACGGGCGATTGATCACCTTCAGTCGGTCCTTCGCGTTATCCGACAAAGACACCTCAGATGCCCTCAACGCTTCAGCGGTCGATGGATTAGCGGTAGTAATACCCACCATGTGAGCAGGTAGTGACGTCACAGCCATGATTTGCTGAACAATGATGTCAACGGCTGTTTGGTAGCCCTTCAAATCAGCACCAGGCAACTGGCCAAACTTCGCTTCGGATTGTTCCGACACCCACATGCCATCAGAGTCTTTGAACGGTGCTTTCACACCCGGCGCATCGTCTAAAATTTCTGGTTCGCCATCATCAACGCTGAACCCTTCATCTGCAATAAAGCCGCCCTCGTCATCATCGTCGAGCACAACACCAGTAGCGAAGCGTTTAGGCTTCGAGGTGGCTTCAGATGCGACCATCATGTCAACAATCAATTTGTTGAGTGCATCAACCAACGGGGCTAAGTCATCAATGACACTGCCACCAACATGATCACCCACCCGTTCAATGTTGATCAGCGGCACAACCGGCACAACTCCGAGCGGGTTATCCACTGCGCTACGGAAAGACAGCTTGCCCTGAGTCGCATCACGGGTGAGATGCACAATCCGCGTGCGAGTGTAGTGAACAACATGCTCTTCAGTGACCACACCGTTAGCATCCACGGCCTGCCAGCGCTTCACAGCCTCAAACACACTATTAGTAATCGGATCGCGCTCCACGGCCATATGCCGAGCAGACTCACCAGTGACCACCGGGCAGCCAAACTCATCAACCCACACCAACAGATAAGCAGAACCCAATCCGAGCGATTCCATAAGGATTGACTGAAGCATCATCGGTAAATCAGCATCACGCACCAGGCGGCGAGCCACCTCCGACACGTCACGCCCATCAACCTCCGCTGTGATGTTCCGTAGCCTTATGCGGTTAGCGACCGAACGCACAGCAACCTTCGCAAGGTTGGAATTAAACCGCATCACCTTCTCATCAACATGATCGGACATGAACCGCAACGGCTGCGAACCCGTCAAATACATATCCCGATAAGACACAACCGGCTGCGCATTATCCAACCGCTGCAACAAACTAGAAACACTCATCGTTTATAACTCCCATTCTTTCTACGAACCTTCTTACTTCCCAACCAAAACGCACGCCCATACGCCATAACCGCGGCGACAGCGGCATCAATATGCTGTTCCCTTGTCGGTTTACCCAACTTGAACCCCCGTCCTGTTTCCACCAACTGAGCATTCAGCATGTGCTTGGACAGCCGCGGGTCACCATCATGAGTGAGCTTTTCGTCCAGGGCCGCGGCACGAAACTCAGCAAGCGCCGGCGACATACGCCCCGCGGACTGAGAAAACTTCGTCACCGGCACACCTTCCTCCGAAAGCACCTGCAAACTTCGCTGCCACAAATACGGATCCGCCGTCACCTCACGAACCCTGTAAATCGCTGCCAGCTCCAAGACACGCGCCTCAACCTCCGCATGAGACACCTCAAAATCTTCATCACCATCACCAAACCAAAAACCCGCAATCTGGATATGCGGCTTCGCAGACACACTGGCAATTGTTAACACCGTGGCATCGTGACGTTGTGAACCATCGAGCGCCAACACCACCGGCGACTTATAAGGAATATCCACACCCTTGCGAGCGCACTTCTTCCAGGCATCAGCAGGCATGAAAGACTCACCCGACTGAGTAATCCAAATACCCATACGGGCACGTTTCCACTCAGCCTCACTAGTCTTAGGCGGCATCTGAGCTTTAACCGTGGCTTCATCCAAGAAGTCACCCATAGCAGGATTAGCGGCGCGTATCGCATCCCAATCATCAACAGCGGCATCATTAGGCGCGCCATACTCCACCAGGGACACAGACTCATCACCAGCACGCGCTGACTGCACCAAATCATAAAACGGCGACCTGTCACGCATACGCGGGGTTGAGGGTGTGCCAATGCCCACTAGCTTCGACCCTGCACGCTTCAGCGACAACAGTGTTGCTTCAAAAACATCCCGGTCTGTGAAACCCATTTCATCCACAATTGCGAGGGTGAGATCTTCACCTTCGACCGCTGACTGCTCCGAGGCAACAGCAAGCATTGTTGAATCAGTGGAAGGCAGCTCCAGGCGCTCCTTGTAGACATGGATGCGCTCGCTGAGTTCCTCCGACAACTCCACCATGCGGGCCGCGGTACGCAACAAACGGCGGGCAGACAAATCATTCTGAGCAACCACCAACACCCGCTGACCTTCACCACCAAAGATGAGGAAGTATAAAGCGAGCGCGGCAATCAGACCAGACTTGCCATTACCACGCGGCAAAACCAGCAGATGAATCTTCGAGCTTTTCTCAAACACATCACGGACAGCTTCGAGCTGCCAGCCACGAATGATAAAAGGCTTGCCTGCTCCCTGACCTTTCGGCACCTTCAGATAACGCTTACAGAAAAGCCTGAAGTGCTCGAGCGTGCCCACCTTTGCGCGGGACTTCCACGCCAGCGGGTCCAGCGTCGCCGGTCCCTTCGGGCCACGTTTCACAATCATCACTCCAATCAAGTGAATGTATAAATACATACTAACATGCATGAAATTAATATAGAAGAAGAGGCGGACCAGTGAGGAGTCGAGGTCAGGGCGGTTTAGGGGACTTCCCCCTATGCATAATATGCGCTGTGGCTGTCTGAATATTCATGCCGCACCCTTATTACTATCAAGAACATTCGGGCGCTCAGAATCGCTTCTAGCGTGTTTGCCGCGTGCTGCGCCGCGTGTTCTGTTGCAGGTTCCGCAAACTACGTCGATGTCTTTGAGTCTGATCGGAAGGCCTTTCTCATGACGTTTCCAGGCTTCAGGGCTGTGGTCTGCCTGAAGGTCAGACTTAGCGCCACAATCACTACAGAATCCCTGTGCATCACGGGCCCGTTTGGATAGGCGTTTCCATGCGCCTGTGTAGCCGCGTGCGGTGGTGGACTTCTTGACCTGGGTGCGGCCGCGCTGCCTTGCTGTCTCATGCTTGGTCGAACAAGAAGGACAGCGAGTGTCATCGGTGACTTCGCCGCAATCGATGCAGGGTGTTCTAAGTTTCATGATTGCCTACTTCTTCAGCGGCATCGACTAAGCGGTCAGCGAGACTGAGTGCTTCAGCTGGGCTGAGGTAGTAGCGGTCATGTCCTATGAATAGTCCGACCCAGGTAAAGGCTCCTTTGCGGTTGCGCTTGCGGATTACTTTTGGTGGCTTCAGATTGTCTGCTGATGAACGAATCATGTGTGTGTCCTTTCGGGGGCTAGGCGGCGTTGTGGCGGGCTTGGGCGGTTTGTTGGTCTAGTTGGTCGGCTGGGGTGTGTTTGCATGCTGTGGGGCGTGTGAGGCCTGTTTTGGTGTTGTATGTGAGTCTGAACCCTGCTTGGTCGCAGATGGTGCATGTGTGCTTGCCCATTTGCCGTTGGTAGGTGGCTTCAGTGGCGGCGCGGGCTTCTGCCTGGGCTTGGTTGGTGAAGATGTCCTTTGCTTGCTTGCATCCCCTACAGGGTTCGAACCACCCAGAGGGTTCGTTGCGGTGCTTGTGGCAACGGGGATGTTCCGGTGTGCCATAAGCGCCGGGGTGTTTCTCGGACGAGAAGTGTTGGGCGGCTAAGTCATCGAGAGAAGAGGGGGCGGGTTCGGTAGGTGCGGTGGTTTGGTTTATGAGTGCCTTAACCTCTGCTGTGCCTTCCGGTTCTTTATTAAGGTTCTCTTCCGGTTTGTAGGTCACCCGTGACACCCCGCTATGGTCACCCGTGACACCCCGCGACAGGTCACCTGTGACACCCCGCTTTTGGGGGGATGGGTCACCCGTGACACCCCGTTCATCTGTGCTGGTGTTTCCATCCAATGCCAGTCGCCACACAGTAGGGCGGGAATCGGCGGGGATATGCTCAACATGGCGCGGGTGACCATACTCAATCAGCCCCTGTTCCCGTAAGGACTTCAGAGCACGCTGGACGGTACTACGGGACATGCCTAGGTGGGTGATAATTGTGCCGATAGACGGCCAGCACACGCCCGTTTCGTCGTTATAGCGGTCTGCTAGGTAGACCAGCACCAGGCGGTCACGCACCGCACTACCCCCGGGCTTTAGCTTGGCCTGTTGTAAAGCCCAGCTCACGGCATAGATGCTCAGTGTGCATCACCCCCTACCGTGCGTGCTGTTAAAGTAATCATCAGAAAGAATCGCATCCTTTCGCCAATCCCCTCATCTGCCGCATCACCAGCATGAGGGGATATCCCTTTTAATGGTCAGTGCCGCTGCCTGGTCGTGAATCAGCGGAGTCTTGAACTCAGCAGGGCGGTCGAGCTAGAAGATCAAGTTAGCGAGTAAATCCTCCGCATCTGCGATTAATATCTGGTCTGCTTGTTCCAGTAAGTCTGTGATGGTCATGCCGGGTCATCCATTTCTGGGTCGTAGTCCCATGAGGTGCGGCCCATGTAGGCTATAATCGAGGTCTTAGGAATGGACTCGATTGCCTCGGTGGTGTTGGTAGCGCCAGCGGGGTTTTTCTTATTCGTGTTGGACATGGGTTAAACCTCTTTGTTGGTCGGGATGCTGAACACGCGGACATTGCCTGATGGATGTACGTCGGTATGCACTTCCGGCAGGTAGGTTTCACCATCTGGATCGGTGGTTGGCGCATCATCGAACCGGGTGCTGGTTGGAACTCCATTGGAGTAGTGGGCAGCGCGTGCTGCGCCGTGATGCTCCGCTTCATTGCGAATCTCATTGCGGAGAGAGTCCAGCAGAGAAACAGCATTCTGAAGGTTCTCAGGCAGAGTATCGATTTCCTCACCCTCGTAGATGAGATCGGCTACTACTTCGAGCTGCGAAGATACGCTGCGATTTAGGTAGACGAGAGAGTCTTGTGGGGTGTATTCCTGCATGATTTTTAGTTCTCCTCATCGTGGGCGGGTCGTGCCAGCGGTTCGCATAGGTGCTGCGCTTCAAGCTCCTGATAGTCAGTCATCAAGCTGCCTCCTTTGGCTCTCCACCGCGTGCGGTTGCTTCAAACTGCTCATCAATCCAGGCTTCGACATCTTCCGAGCGGTACATACAGCGGCGGCCCAGTTTTCCATACCGTGGCCCTTGGTCAGTGGCGCGGAAATCCCCTGTGTGCCTTGTGACAACCCCGTGATTTCTGCGACTTGGGCAGTGCTTAACAGAGACATAATCACTCCTTATGCTTCAAATGGTTATTGGCATATCTAGCCAACGCATATAACGCTAACATACGTTGCAGACGGTGTCTAGATATGGCAACATGCACTACATGCATAACGCCGGAAATGACAAGCTCAACGCCATAAATCAAACTTTCGGTGAAACAGTCCGTAAGACACGGGAAAGGGTAGGCCTAACCCAAGGAGAGTTCGCTGAGCGCTTGGAAGAGAAGCTGGGAAAAGCTATTGGACAATCGACAATTACGCGCCTTGAAAAAGGAGTACGTCCGACACCGATAAGTGAGGTGTACGCAATATCAGAGGTTCTTGGAGTGCCGGTTGACAATCTTCTGCCCCGAACCTCATTGATAGATGAATTGGCTTACCCATTAGCGATGATGGAACAAGATCGACAGTCGGAATGGTTTAGCCTGGGTGACCGATTTAAAAAAGCACAGAAGGCTTATGAGTCCATCCTGAAAGCCCGCAGAGATTTCGATCTCGTGCACGATATACACCTTGGGATAAGGCCACCGGACCTGAAAGAACTAGACACCGGTATCAGATCCTTGGTTTCGGAAACTTCACACCGGGACCGCGATATTCTCGAGAAGTTGGTTAAAGCATTAGAACTTCCAGAGCAGGTTTACGAAGATATTCGTAAACAAATTTTCGAGTTTGAACGGTCTGCCCACTATTACGAGAAGAACCTTGACTTCGATCAGGTCTACGGGTGGGCTGCTGGCTACATTGCAGAAGCAAAGTTCACTGCATTAACTGAATCGAATGATGATGCCGAGTCCTAAACGTCGTGATCCGGGCAGTGCTCGGATTGAGGACCTTTGGAAGAAGAAGGACGGCACTCCTTCGGCACGTCATGGTACTGGCAAGCGGTGGCGTGTGCGGTGGGTGGACTACGACGGGACACAAAAAGCTACACACTTTGCGCGCAAAAAAGATGCCGAGAAGTTTCAGGAACAAACCACAGCTGACCTAGTTCGTGGCGACTATATCGACCGCAGCGAGTCCAGAACCACCGTAGGGGCCATGTATTCAGCATGGTTTCCTTCTCAGGTCCACTTGAAGGACAAGACCCGATACAACATTCAATCCAAGTGGAAGGTTCACATGCAACCAAAGTGGGCTAATCGTGAGGTTGGTTCAATCCGTAGACCTGATATTTCAACATGGGTAGCGGAATCGGTTGAAGCTGGTGTTGGTGCTGCCACGATTGAGCAAGCTGTTGGCATCTTGAAGCGCGTCCTGGACTATGCAGTCGATGCCGGAAAACTATCATCCAACCCTGCCAATGACGTGAAAGTTCCACGCGCTAAAAAACGTGCCCATACCTATCTGGCCATCGACCAGGTGGACAAGCTCGCTTCAGAGGTAGGTGAACACGAAACACTGATTAGGGTCCTTGCGTTCTGTGGACTCAGGTGGGGAGAAGCCTCAGCGCTCCGAGCTAAAGATGTTGACCTTGCACGCCGCCGCCTAAGCGTCCACACAACAGACTCAGACGTTGGTGGACGTATTCAGGACTCAACCCCTAAGTCTCACAAAATAAGGTCTGTGCCTTTCCCTGAGACGCTCCTCCCCTACCTACGGGAACGAACCATAGGCAAGAAGCCCACAGACCGACTATTCGCCTCAGAGCGCGGTACGGCAATCAACCCTTCAAACTTTCGCGACCGGGTATATAACCCTGCCATTGAACGCCTTAGAGAAAGTGGGGAGTTCCCCAAATTAAGAATTCATGACCTTCGGCATACGTGTGCGAGCCTGGCGGTGGCTTCAGGCGCGAATGTTAAGGCGGTTCAGAGGATGCTTGGACATGCGAGCGCATCGCTAACGCTAGATACGTATGCCGATCTGTTTGATACCGATCTGGACTTGGTTGCCGGTCGTATGGACGGCTTAATCTATCGCGAGCGTTTGCGGTGTGTACTGAGTGTGTACCAGCAAATAATTATGACCACTCCCCTAGTTCGGAAAGTGGCCATAACCTGCTTCTTTAATTGA